TTAATTAGAGCTTCCTCGTAGCGTTTAAGGGTATTTTCTACGCCATAATCAGCTTTACCTAGCTGCCAATCAGCCATTGTCCACACAAATGCAGTATCTCCACCATAATTTGTGTCTTTTAACTTAGGTTTTCTACTGTATTCCTTAACAAGTTTGTCAAAATACTGGTCTAATGCAGGGTTCTTACGCTTTACAACCCCCTTAAACGCATAAAAAGTGGTCGCTTGACCACCTTTTAACTGTACATTCCACGAAGATGCACGAACTGTACCCTCTATTTCGTAGTATTTAGGGTCAAAACCCCAACCTCTTAGTATGTCATCATACTTATTTTTGTAGTCAGGATCAGTACCAACGTACGTTATCTCACCTTTACCTGTTGATTCATCAAACTCTATTGATGGTTGCCAACCAGATTTATAGTAATTATTACCTAGTTCCTGTGTCATATTTAGCCCTTTCTGTTGTGCTAATTATACACAGGATATAGGACAGAATCTACTTAGTGATTTGTTTTTTAGCGTATGTCTTGACAACTGCTAGTGCAGCACCACCACCAGCTAATGCAGCTAGTTCAAGTGTATTAGCATCAAGTGATACTAAAGGTGCAACAACTAAAGCTCCAAGGAATGCTTCTACGAAAGTCCATAGTGTTCTTTCCAGCATATCTTTGAGATCTTCACTCATTTTATACTCCCACGATTCTGACCAAGGTGTCCACCATAAATCCTTCTTGAACTTACCATCTTTGTCTCTTGCTCTTTTCAATCTTTCAAACATTATGTTATCAATCTCCCTTTCAACATAGCATTACCTATCAAAACATTACCATTTATTTCCTGTAATTTATCATAAACTGTGGTAGCTAAAACAGTATGATCTTTTGCTTGATTATCTACATCTTTATTTAATAAATTGTTTATTGTTGTGTATTCTATAGTCACATCTTTGCCTTGTAGCAACTGTCCTGCTACTTTTGCATACATTTTCTTGTAAGCTACAGCACTACTGCCTATAAAACCATCTTTAGATACCTCTAAATCTTGTTGTGTTTCTCCTACAATAAGACAACCTGATGTATGTTCATCAGTATTGCCTGTGTGTATAAGTATATAAGTAAAGTTAGGCACATCTTGTATATGTAACATTCCGTGATGTGCGTTCTTATATCTCTCTGTATATTTAGCGTGGAAACCACCTGTTTTTCTAAACTTTATATTGTATGTACCCTCTGGTATGCAGGTTTCGTGCATAACTTTTACTGCTTGATACTGGTCCTCTAGTGTATAACACTCAAAAATACCATCTATAAATAGCAACCCATTTGTTGCATCTGTTCCAAATTGTGTTCTAATAACTTGTAGTTTCATATGTTCCTCCAATTACCACAATGTAATTTACAACCACAACATAAGTAGTTGCATTTACACATTACTCACCACCACAGCAACCACTACCACAGCAGTCCATACTAATCTCCTTTTCTAAAACCAATGGTCAATAACCATACAGCTAAAGTTATTATAGTAGCTAATCCTGTAACTTGCTGTGCTGATCCAGTTAGTGTAAGCGTAGCAATAACTAAACCAACCAAAGTCCAACTAAGGTTTAATGTTTCTTTTATTGCTTCTACAAACCAGTTCCATAGCTTGTTAATCATAGACTTCTCCTAAATACATAAGCTGCCATACTAGCTATTCTAGTCAAAATTACAGGAACTACGACCTCCTGTGCTTTTTCTTTCTGATCTTGTGTCATATCATCTCCAATATTTCCTATTTCTATTGCCTCAAAATCTAAATCTATAAATGTTTCTATTGGATTCTCTAAGAATGCTTCGTACTGTACCTCTGTAACAACATCAGCAAGAGTATAGTTCTCTACATCTGCGTTCTCTACAGCTCTTTCTACATATTCTTCTACTGCTTCAGCTACGACTTCATCTTCTTTGACAGCTTCAGCTATTATCTCAACATCTTCTGTTTCTACTTGTAATACTTCAGCAACAACTTCTACTTGTTCCTCTGTAAGTTCTTCTATCTCCTCAATAGCTTCTTCAACTACTGCCTGGACTATCTCTTGTACCTCTACTGATACTTGTTCTAGGTTCTGTACACCTATGTCATTGACTTCCTCAATAACTTCTATTACTTCTTCGGTTTCAAGTTCTTGTACAAACTCTTGTATTGCTTCTTCTTTAGCTTCTTCATACTCAACTAACTCCTCTTCTGTGTATTCTTCTAGTTCCTCTTCAGTTACTTCAGGAATATCTACAACAATAATTTCTTCAATAGCTTCTTCTACCTCTGCAACTTCTTCTTGCAGTTCTTCCTCTGTTAGTTCAATAACTTCTTCTTCTTTAAAAAACTCAAAGGTTTCTACAACTTCTTCTTCAATTATTTCTTCTTGTATATCTTGGTCTTTGACATCTTCCTCTTGAACTGTATCTTCTCTGATGATGTCATCTCCTGGTATCTCTTTATCCAACTCATCTTCTATAATCTCTTCTTCTATAATAATTATTATATCTTCAGGTATTTCTATTAACTCTATTTCTTCTATCTCTATCTCTTCTAGTTCTTCTAAGTATTCTTCAACTTCAAGTATGGCTTCAAGAAACTCCTCTGCTTCCTCTTTAGTTTCAAACTCATATATCTCAAACTCTTCTTCACGTTCAAGTAACTCAACTTCAAGTTCCATTTGTTTTTCAAGTTCAAGTATCTCTTCTTCAGTAAGTTCAATAAATTCTTCATCTTCATAATCATCATCCATCTCCAATACCATATCATCATCATCATAAAACTCTCCTTCGGTATCGTATTCTTCTTCGTATATCTCATCTTCATATTCTTCATCAACAATAATTATAATTACTTCTTCTATAATTTCTTCAGGTATATCGCAATCACCACGTTCCAAAGCAACATTAGTAATGTAACAACCATAAAGCTCTTCATTAGTTTGCCTTTCGTTATCTCTCTCTACTGTACCATCATCAATATCTGCTTGACTATATGTACTAACACTACCATCATCCATTACAACCTCAACAAATGGAATTGTAGTTGGTGGTGGAGGTGGTGGAGGTGGCTCAGGTATAGTTGTAGTAGTAGTTGTAGTAGAAGATGTAGTTGTTGTAGTATCAGGTACAGTTGTTGTTGTACTTGATGTAGTTGTAGATGATGTGGTAGTTGTAGTGGTAGATGTATCTACACAAGTAGAAGTAGGTGTTACCCAATCAGTTTGTGTTTCATTAAAAGGTACTTGGTCAGGTAAAGCTATACTTCTTTCTATAGATATTGTGCTGTAGCTATTATCTGTGTCATTGTCTGACCTAACTCTGTAATAAAATGTACCAACTGGTAACTCAAAGTATGTCCTTAAATTAGTAATACTAAAGACCTGATCACTCCATTGGTTTTGTACGTGACCAAAACTTGTAGATATACAGAAACTATTCTCATCTATACCTGTAGCCATACCAAAAAAGATTGTGTATTTTTCTGGTGGACTATCTTCAAAACCATCTGAACCTAATAACCTAATAGTTAAGTCACCTGTTTCTGCATTTATTGATTGTTCATAACCATAAGGTTCTTGTGTTGGTACGTGGTCAGCCAATACAGGCATAGGTATTAATAAAAATAAAGCTAAGATAAGTCTTAGCATTACATTACAATCGCTGCAACTACTCCACCAAGTGCTACAAGTAATGTTAATACTTTATAAAACTCTGCCTTATCTAGCTTTGCATCTAGCTTTTCTTCTAATCTATCTAGTCTTTCAATGACCATATTGAGTAATTCTTTTTGAGTATAGCCATTGTTGTGTGTCATTTATGGTAGGTCCTCTGGTCTGGTAATCCAATCCCATTCTTCATCCCAATCGTGGTCTATTATAAGTGTTTCAGATGTGCTTAAATACTGTAATAATTTGTATATTTCTTTTACAATAAATCCAAAAATAAAACCAACGAGATAATCCATAATACGATTGTATCATAGGTTTTTTTATTAAGCTGGTTTTGGATTATCTGATTTAACTTTAGCTATGTGGTCTTTCCAAGTTGTAGTGCTGTTCACATTATCCCAGTACTGCATATCAAGCTGATCTTGTACTGATCCATAGGCTTCCTGCCTAGCTTGTATATAACCAAACTGTTGTGCATCCCACTTGCTATTACCTAAATCTACTTTAGCTTGTGCATACTCAGCATCAGTAAACTCTCTGCGTTCGTTATTAACTTGTGCATACATTGGTTTAGCATCTTCAATCTCTTGGTCTGCTAACGCTTGTAGTTCATCTTTTGTTGCCATATCTCTCCTATGTTACCATATATTTCTTATACTTACTTCTTTAAACCATATAAAGTGATAGTTCCTGCTGTAATATTTCCACTATCCATTGAAATATTAACACCATCACTTGCACTTGCAACAGTATGTACATCTCCACCTTGCAAACCTGTTAAGTTAGGAGTAGATTGCAACCCTACTGTTTCTTTTGTTGCAAAACTGTACTCACTTGCATTAGGAAAGTTAAATAAATATATATTTGCATTAAATGCTTCCCCTGTTCCTGTGCCTTGATTGTCTAAATACCACCTATCTATATTTGCTACATAACCATTACCAAAAGTTCCACTATTAGTTAGTAATTTATAAGCATTATCATATTCACTATCTGTTTGTACAGTTCCACCTTTTGTTACTCTATACCTAGAAGCAGTATTATCATTTGCACTTTGTAAATTTCTTATTACAAGTTGATACACATCATAAGTGCTATCAATACCTGTTAAAGTTACACTTGCTACTGCTGAACTAACTGTTGTTTCTGCTATTTTTATTAAGCTACCTGCCATTTTTTATTTCACTCCAAATACTGATATTATGCCCTCTGCTAAATTATCCCCACCACCTGTAATAAGTTGAACACCTGTAATACTATCAGTAGTTTTTAAAACAAATATTGATTTACTACCTCTAAATTCAGAATTTAAAAATGAAGCACCTTGTACTGTCATAAATGTATAACTGCTAGATGAAAATGGATTAAAGAAATATACAACTGAACTAGATGTTTGTGGGGATAAATCTGTTGCAGGTAAAAAATCAAACATAGTATCTGCACCAACACTTCTTAATTCTTGAAATGATGTATGTGCTTTTAAAGTTAATTCTGCTCTGTCATAATTACTTGATGATATAACACTTCCACTACTATTAATTAATCTGCCATCAATTCTACTTGCAGTACCACCTGCTAAACCAACTGCTTTTACTGTCATTTTATAAACATCATAATTTGCTGAAAAAACATCAGTTATAGAAATATTTGCAACAGAACTTGATATAGTTTGAGATTTTATAAACTGTAAATTAGTACTCATTATGCATATTCCTTTATGCCATAAAGAGAAAAATCTCCATTAAATGTTACTGAACTATCTGAAAACCATTGGATAGCATTGATAGTTTCAGTTTGTGCATATACACCACTTCCAAAATATATATACATACTTGAAGTATCTATTTGCACTACATTTTGGTCAGTTGTAAAACTATATTTTGAGCTATCTCCTAAGTTGTAAAAGTACATATATCCATTGCCAGAAATAGTTGAGGTGTTTCCATTAAGTGCAAATAAGTCTCCTACTTCAGAAGCACTTGCACTTCTTAATTCACTAAAACCTGGTCCACCATATTGATTAGCATATTGATAATTAGAACTTTCATAGGAACTACCACCATCATTTGAAAATCTTACATTATGATAATGAAAACCACTTGCAGTTGGTGTTATATTATTAAAAGTTAAAAAATGAACATTGTATTTATTTTCTTGTATTGAAGTAAAGTTAACTGCACTAACACCACTAACTGTTTGAGTTTCAATTAATTCTAATTGTCCATAGTTAGTGTATTTATCTGCTCTTGTTAGATCATAAATATCTTTAGGTGTAAAAATTCCTTTATTATTTCCAAAACTTTGTTCAGGGCTCTCTGGTATATATCCAAATTCACTACTCATATCAAATTATCCTGTAAAGTGTATATGTGCCACTTACAAAATTGTTTCCCAATTGACATCTAAAACTTATTCCGTCATTTGTTTCTGCTACTGTATGAACTCCTCCACCTTGAAATCCAAATAAATCGTCATTTGCGTCATTTCTATTAGTTACATTTTCCATAGTTATAAAAGAAAATTCACTTGAATTATTAAAGTTTAATAAATACATTATACCATTATCACTTTTAGCACCACTTGTACCAACACCTGCTGAAAAATCCCAATCATCAAGATTAACTCTGCCTGTTGTATTTCCAAAAGTACCACTAGCTTTTAAATCTTTACTTGCATAATCATATTCACTATCACTATCGGGTGTTCCCGAAGTTGTAACTCTAATTCCTATATCATCATCAGCAGAACAAAATACATTACTCCAAGCACACATATAAACATCATCACTATCTATGCCTGTCAAGGTCACACTAGCTACTGCACTTGTTACTGTATTTGTTCGTACTTGTACTAATCCCATTATGTATCAACCCTTAGTCCATAAGTTCGTATAACACCCTCATTAAATGGTCTTGTATTAGTTTCAAACAATTGAAACCCTGTCATACTTGCAGTTTGTGTTAATACTGAAATATATTTTTGACTTCTAAAATTACCTGCGTCAGCTCTTGATGATTGATTTATTACAAAACTATATGATGAACTTGAAAATGGATTAAATATATAAGATACTGAACTTGCACCCTCTGGACTTTGGTCTGATACTAAAAAGTTGTCTATAAAAGTTTGATTTGTAGCTCTAACCTCTTGAAATGTTGTTTCTGCTTTCATATTCAAATAAGCATAATCATATTCACTAGCAGTAATCACACTTCCACTTGCTTTAATAAATCTTAAATCTAAAGCAGTTGCCGTTGTACCCACAGTAGAAAAATTATTCATTGTTATTTTATATATATCAAAATCTGCTGAAAATACATCTGTAACATTTACTTCACTAACGCTTGTACTTACAGTAGTTTCATTAATTAATCTTAGGTTACTCATATCTGTTTTACTCCATAGAGTTTTGCAGTTCCACCTGTTGAAGTAGTAGCTGAATTATAAATTTGTATTCCATCAACTACACTTGCCTGTGGTAATACTCCACCACCAAACCTCATATAAGTACCTGCATCATTATAACTTCCACCTGATGTTTTCCTTTCAGGCATACCTTGAAAACTACAAAAACTGTATTTGCTAGAATTTCCTAAATTATAAAAATATACATACATATTTGCTACCCATTGTTCAGACCCTGTATTATTAAATTTTATGTAACTTTCACTTGTGCTATTATTCTCATAAGCATTATTTATACCATTTTCTTGGTAAGCATATAGATATACACTTGCAGTTTCTAAAACTTCACTTTCAAAAAATCTAATACCCCAACTTTGACTACCTGCTGGAACTGTTAAGCCACTTATTTGCAAAAAATGTACATCATATATATTTTCTTTTATTGATTGAAAATTATAACTTACTGCACCACTTGTAGTTTGTTCAGCAATAAGTTCTAAGCTACCACCCCAACTACCCTCTTTAGTTAGTTGTAATATTTCACTAGGTGTATATAAACCTGTATTCTTTTTTACATCATTTGGTTGCGTACCTAAGTAAGCCATAAAAAACTCCTTTAGGTTTGTCTAAGAAATGATACGTTATATTCTGCACTTGAAGCTGCTGAACAAAGTCCTTGCAACTTATCGCCTGTTTCTAATGTAATTTTTGTTGTGATTTCTATTGTTGTTCCAAATGGTAATGAAACATCATTTAAAATGTGTCTTAGTGTACCACCAGATTTTGTAACTGATAAATCAACTGTTACATCAGCACTAGAACCACTTACATTAGATACCAAGATACCAATTACAGTTTCAGTAGTTGAAGAAGGAACTGCATCAACAATATCTCCTGCTGATGTTCCTAATACACCTTGTACTGAATGTAGAGTATCTGCCATATTCTATTCCTTCCTTAGCTTAACGCTAATACCAATCCTAATGATACACCAGCAGCTTGTGAATCAACAAAATCTTTGACAGCAGCAGATGTTGGTAATGTTGTGTCATTATCATTACTTGCTATGCCATCAGATTCTGTTACAACTACAGCACTTGTCATATTTCCAATATCTATATTGGATATGCTATTGCCAGTTCCATCAGCATCTATTGTCTTGTTTGTAAAAGTTGTTGTTGAAGAAGCAGTTACATCTCCTCCTGCTGCTGCGATAGTAATACCACCATCAGCATTTGTTATTGTAATGTTTGACCCAGCAGTTAATGTTCCTACTGCAGGTCCTGAAGTTCCACCAATTAGGAGTTCACCATTAGCATCCATAGCTGCAGCTGCTAGTGTGTCAGTTCCTGTATCTTGTGTAATAATTACTGCTTTGTCAGCAAAAGAAGTTGCTCCTGTACCACCTTGTGCTACTGCTAAGTCAGCTACATTTAAAGTAACTGCACCAGATGTACCTCCACCAGTTAAACCTGTACCTGCAGTTACACCTGTAATATCACCAACATCAGAAGCAGCAATAGTTATAGAACCATCTGCATTTGTTATTGTTACACCTGTACCTGCTGTAAGTGTTGCAACTGCTGGACCAGATGTACCACCAATAAGTAATTCACCATTTGCATCCATAGCTACTGAAGATAAAGTATCTGTTCCAGTATCTTGTGTAATGACAACTGCTTTATCTGTCATTGATGTTGCACCTGTACCACCACTAGCTACTGCTAATGTTGCAGATAATCCTGCTGCTGTTCCAGATGTGTTCTGACTTCCTGCTGTATTGACACCAGGCAAATCAATATTACCTGTTCCATCAAAAGATACTCCACCAATATTTCTTGCTGTTGCTAAAGCTGTTGCAGTTGCTGCATTACCTGTTGTAGAACCTGATGTTCCAGATACATTACCAGTAACATTAGCTGTAATTGTTGCAGGTAATCCTATAGTAAATGTTTGACCTGATAATCCTACTTCTACTTCATTAGAAGTACCTTGTATTGTCATTGTCTGACTATCTAAATCAACAGCACTTGTTGTTGAACCATCAGTTATATCTAAATCTTCTGCTGTCACTTGTGCATCAACATAAGTTTTAACTGCTTTTGCAGATGGTAATGTAGTATCTGTACCAGCAGTAGATGATAAGTCTGTATCTAATACACCAGACTTTAAGTTATCTACTTCTATGTTAGATACTGTGTTGCTATCTACATCTATAGTTTTGTTAGTTAATGCTTGTGAACCTGCAAGAGTTGCTACTGTGCTATCTATTGCAAATGTTACTTTGTTTGTTCCTGTGGCAGTATCTATACCTGTGCCACCTTCTAAATCTAATGTTTCTGAATCCAGATCAATAGCTATGTTGCTACCACTATCAGCAGATATATCTAAGTCCTCTGCTGTAAGTTGTGTATCTACATAAGCCTTAACTGATTGCTGTGTAACACCTTTAGTAGCAGAGTTAGATGACATATCATCTTCATCTAAAAATAATGTTGTATTAACTGCTGTACCAGCTTCGTTAATAACTGTATCTATTCTGTCGTTTAAATCTTCAAAATGTTGTGCCATAGGAACGTAACGAATAGTTGCACCTGATGCGTGTGATAAACCTGATGTTGCTGCTGATCCAGTTAAGTATCTATAAGATGAACCACCATCTCCAAGTGTTAAAGTTTTTGTTCCTATATTTACAGCAGATACTAAAACATATTCTCTGTTTGTTGCTGAATCTGGCTCTATGACTAAATAACAAGGAGCAACAATATTATTACTAGCAGAATCTGTTACTGCTGTTAATGTAACACTTGTACCTGAAGCTCCTAATGTGGTTGATAATGTTGTCTCAAACGCATTTAATAACTTAGTTTCTTGTGCTGTCATTCTATCCTAATCTCTCTACTCCTAATAGTCCTGTACCTAGTGTTGTACTTGCAGAAGATACAGTAAATATCTTGCTTCCTCTAAATCTTACCAAACAAAATACTGTAACACTTCCTCTTGCAGATATTTCTTCTACAGGAGCTGATACATTTTCTATGATACCACGCAAAAAGGTTTGTGGTCTATAAAGCTCTAATTGAACGTTCTTACCTTCTTTGTTTCTAAGTGCCTGATATATTAAATCTCCTTGACCATTGACTCTAAGCCTTTTTCTATTAGGTCTTTCTATCTGATCTGATATGTTTACTGGTATATCTACAACTAAATCCTCTACTAACTGGAAGCCTCTAATAGCAAAAGCTAATGCTTCTGGTGATAGAGATGTATCATCTGTTGTTATATCTATCTTTGCAGACAACCATCTACCAGTTACATTTTCCATAATCTGTTCTTCACCACCTGTACCACCACCAATGTTTACTTGCTCTGTCCAAGTTGTTGCTGTTGGATTATTAATATCTGATGGAACAATAGAAGTTGATAGTTTAATCTGACCTGCTGTAACAGAGTTAGTTGTTACTTTTGCACCAACCCATTGTTTTTTCTCTGATGTAAAGAAGTCAGCTAATGCAGATATTAAGTAACCAGATGTTACATAATTAGATGTTTCTCTATATACACCTTTACCACTTACAGTAGCAAATATTGTATCAGAGAATACTGATATGCCTTCTACTATGCCACTTTCTGCAAACTCTAAATCTCTGGCTATACCACCTGTTGGTAAGTAATATCGCCACAGATTTGTTTTACTTGCTGTATCTATAACACCTGTAAATATGCTATCTCTAGTTGATACAATTTTATAAGGTGCTTGATTAAGTGTTGTTGATCCATCACCCCATTGTTTAATTAACTGTGCATTTACAATTACATATAAACTATTTGCATTAGTTAGCTCTGCTCTATATAGTCTGCCAATCTTTCCACTAGCTGTGTTTTGATATGTACCATAAAATATAAAACCTTGTGCTGAATCTATTGCATTAGGTACTTCACCTTCTATAAATGTTTGACCTTTAAGTGTTAATGTTGATGATTCATCTGCAAAAGAATATATATAACCATCATCTGCACAAGCTAACACTACTGCACCACCATCAGTTACATCTGTCCAAGAACTACCACTAGGTAATGCTTTCATTGTTGGAGGACTTGATGTAGCAGCTACTTCGTGTAACTCACCATTAGTAGCACTAGCAACTAATCTACCTTTCATAGACCATAACTTATCAAATGTCTTGTGTGTATTGTAAGTTGCGTAACTACCTGCACTATTTCTTACATAAATATCACCATTAGCTACAAAATACAACTTGCTACCAAGCACAGCCATACCTGTAATGTTGTTACCTGCACTAGGTGTACCATCTGTAGATATGTCACCTGTTAATGGTGTTGCTATCTTTTTTAATGCTGCACCATCTGCATAAAATATCTCTCCACCCAACTCTTGCATATATCCATTAGTGCCTAAAGTATCACCATTAGTAGGTTCTTCTGTAGAATGTAATAACGATAACTTGTATTCTTTACCAGGTTCTTTGTTACTAAATACATCAACACCACTACTATCCCAAAATCTACTAAAAGCTCCTTCAGGTGCATTTCTTTGATGTGCTTTATCTAATCCTGATCCACCTGAAAAATCTATTCTTGAATAAGTTTGACCAAACTCCTGTTGGAAATCCTCTGGTGTTTCTGATGTAGCTATTGCTTGTGCCTGTAGTGGAGCAGTATTTATATTCATTTGTCTGCCTGGACCAACAGCAAATCTTAGAAATAAATCATCTAAGTTAGCTTCATATCCTAAAGATTGTGGGTTAGATGTATTGGCTGATGAAGGTAATACTGCCATTATGCACTATAGTTTATGTTCATAATTGACACAGGTGCAGGATATAAAGAACGCAAATTCCCTCTTGCTTCATCTATCAACAATGACCTAAGCCTAAGTAGTGCATTTCTAAGTCTTTCTCCTGATCCTACTGGGTAACTTTCAGCAGCTAGTTTTTCTGTAATAAATTCTTGTGTTGAGGCATCTACATCTGTAGCACCCATTATGTCTGCTACAGCACCAACCATAACTATCTGTTCATACTCAGCAGCAACTAAACATACAGATTCTATGTCTGATGATTCATCTGTTGGTCTAACAAATTTTCTTTTAACAACTAAATGTACTGTTTTACCATTAGAAGTATTAAAAAACTGTACTGCTGTATTGGTACTTGATGGTGGAAAATCTCTAAGTAATTCTATACCAGCAGATGTGTACTGATTTCCTGTAGCATTTTGTACATAAGAAGTAAGTACCTCTACTGTTGATGCAGGAACTTCTTGGTATGTACTGTTAGATGTAACATTTGTTGTAGTTACATTGTATAAAGTTGGATATAACCTTGATATGTTATCTGATACTGCATCATATACAGACTTACGAGGAAAGGTTGGATTAATAAATATATTTGTTTTATCTCCGTGAGATGCTGCAGTTGTACCTGCATATGCTCTTGCAACAGTTAATGTTCTAGTTGATGAAACAATATTTGTAACTAACATTAGCTCTTGATTAATTTCTATTAATGCACCACCAGCTAAAAGGTTTTCTTCTTCTGAACTTAATAAACCATCTTCATAAATTATTGTTGTTGTTGTATTATCTATCGCTCCATCTAAACGAGAAAACGCAGAAAGATCATCTGGTTTGTTTAAAAAATCTCTATAAATTCTATCTATAAGTGTGCTTACTGCTGCCATATATTCCTATGTTACTAGAGGGAGAAGTATTTATCTCCCTCTAATAAATATACTATCTTACTTCGTATTAGGAAGTGGATAGTGATGTAATTTTGCCGTGGAATTGCTCTGGACCATATTCTAATCCGACCTCTCCATAGATTTGGAACTTATAAGCTGAACCAGTTTGTGCAAGTGGTTCTGCGAAAAAGTGTCCTTTTCCAGGAATGTCCAAGAATACAGGCTTACAATAAGCAAGGTCAACGCAAATTAAATCTTCAGCTGGTAAGTGTCTGCTATAGACAATACCTACTTCACCAAAGTCAGTTTCTATAGTGTTGATATTAACACCACCATAGTTTCTATCTCTTGGTGCAAGTGCTAAAGCACTTGAATA